GAAATATTTTAGGCGGCATGCTAGACGGACTGAACGAACTGTTTGGCGGCGACAGCATTTTTGATAAACTTAAAGCATTTGGCAAAATGGATCTCAACACTGCTGGAATCAAAAACAATGCTGAAGCAGTAGCGGCATATGGCACAGCAATGAGCAAAATTGGTGCTGGAACTGCCGGTGCATCATTTGGCAATTTAATTGGCGGTCTCATGGACGGGTTGAATCAATTCTTTGGCGGCAAAACACCATTTGAAAAAATGGAAGAGTTTGGCAAAAAAGAGTTTGACATAGAACGTATCAAAGAAAATGCCACAGCATTTGCAGTCTTTGGTGAAGCACTTAATACCGCTAGTAAAGCAAACTTTGACAATCTAAATGACATTGGCGACATCATGGACGATGTCAATGATGAACTTGAACATCTCAGTGATACTAAGAAAATTGACCCAGTAGGATTAAAAGGCAATGCAGAAGGACTTAAAATATATGCAAGTGCATTAAGAGAACTTGCTAGAATTGATCCTTCCAAAATTGCACAACTAGGCGGGGCAATTGAATCTCTACATGAAGCTCTACAAAGGACTACCAGTGGTCCAGGTTTATTAGAAGCATTTAATCAAGTTGCTGGGCAAAGTTTAGATGCAGTTGCTTCATTGCTGTTCTCTCCTTCTGCAGAAGGTCCTAGCACAGAAGCAATGACTAAGGCCAGCACAGATGGCACTGAAGACAGCAAAGCAAGTACAACAACACCAATGATTATGGCAGAAATCAATCCGGAGCAGTTAAAACAACTTAAGAAAGTACTTGATTCGATTGATAGTAAAACAGTGGCGTAATCACTTCTATTTCTAAATACTTGACAATCCTGATAAATACTGCTACAATAGTTAAAAATATGGATCTTATATGAGTTGGAGAAAACATTTTACACCTGTAGACAACAGTGGTTTACCACTTAATGTACAGGGTTCTGGGTCTAGCGAAGGACCTGGGTTTGGTGCTAACCAATTAAGCAGTTGGTTGCCTGAAGTTTATAGTGGTTCTCCTAACAGGCTCATGCGTTATCTACAATATGATAACATGGACACTGATACAGAAATCAATGCCGCACTCGACACTATTGCAGAATTTGGTACACAGGAAGATGAACAATCTTCTTTACCATTTACTGTCAATTATATGACAGATCCAAGTGATACAGAAAGTAAAATTATTGATAAGACTTTAACACAGTGGTGTAGTCTTAACAATCTCTATAAAAGAGCCTTCCGCATATTCCGTAATACTATTAAGTATGGCGATCAAGTGTTTATCAGAGATCCTCAAACATATGAGTTGTATTGGGTTGATCCTGCTAATGTTGAAAAAGTGATTGTGAATGAAACAGAAGGCAAAAAGATTGAAACATATTTTATTAAAAATCTAGATCCTATTTTCCAAGAGCAAATTGCAACAGATGCAAGTGCATTACATCAGAGACCATATGGTAGTGGACAAGGCATTGCTGGCATCATGAACCCAGTAAATCCAAATTCGGGTGGTTCATATAGTGCAGGTGCAATGGATGGAGTTGATCAAGGTATTCCAGTTAGTGCTGAACACATAGTACATGTCAGTTTAACAGAAGGCATGGATTCAAGTTGGCCTTTCGGTATCAGCATACTAGAGCCTATCTTTAAGATATTCAAGCAAAAAGAACTATTAGAAGATTCAATTATTATATACAGAGTGCATAGAGCACCTGAAAGACGTGTGTTCTTTATTGATGTTGGTAATATGCCACCACATAAAGCAAGACAGTACTTAGAACAAGTAAAATACGAAGTACAACAAAAACGTGTTCCTGGTAAAAATTCACAAGGACAAAGTGTTGCAGACAGTGCATATAATCCAATGAGTATGTTGGAAGATTATTTCTTTGCACAAACAGCAGACGGCAGAGGCAGTAAAGTAGACACATTGCCGGGCGGTGAAAACCTAGGACAAATTGATGATTTAAGGTACTTTAACAACAAACTTCTACGTGGTTTACGTATACCAAGCAGTTACTTACCTACAGGACCAGATGACGGTTCCGCGACTTATCAAGATGGTAAAGTAGGTGTTGCATTTATACAAGAATTTAGATTTGCCAAGTATGTAGAACGTTTACAAAAACAAATACAGGAAGATATTGACAGAGAATTTAAGATGTATCTCAAATACAGAGGTATAGAAATTGATTCCGGTAATTTCTTCTTAGAATTTAACAAGCCAATGAACTTTAGCAGTTACAGAGAACTGCAAATTGAAGCAGAACGAGCAAATCTGCTTAACAATGTTATGAATGTACCATTCTTAAGCAACCAATTCAAACTCAAGAAGTATTTAGGCTTGTCAGAAGACGAAATCAGAGAAAATGAAGAGCTATGGCGTCAGGAAAATGATGTACAGAAGTTCGAGTCCATGCAAACAGACAGTACCGGAGCATCATTATCGAGTATTGGCATAAGACCTGAACCAAATGTTGACGTAGATGTCGATGCAGACTTACCAACAGATGCATTACCAACAGATCCTGGAATGGAAGCCGGCTTAGATTCGTTGGCGGCACCAGATACACCGCCTACAGGGGGAACAGTATAATGAGATTAGATGAATTCTATAGTCCAGAAGAAGACAATAAAGACAAATTAAAGCAAACTGACACCAGAAAGACCCGTTTAACGTTAGAACAACTAAATAAACTACGTAAAGTAAGGGACATGAAGGAAACAGAAGAAGTTGAACATCAAAAATTTGTTCGTAAAATGTATTCTGCTCCTGCACAACCTGCTACAATATAAAAACACTGTTTTAAGTGGTACTTTTCTGTAAATAAATAGAATATAGTCAGAATCACTTCAAAAAACACCCATTTTACCCACATATATCTCAAAACACATAAGTAATAGTAAGTATTAGGTACTGAAATGTGCCTTATTCTATAACAATGTTATGGAAGTTTGAACATTTATACTAATTGGAGGCCACAAATGTCAGAATCAAACAAATTAGAGCAGATTCTCGAACTCCTTCTTGCAGAAGAAAATGAAAAAGCAGAAGAGCTTTTACATGAGTACGTTGTTTCTAAAGCTCGTCAAGAATATGAAAAAGTTTTAGACGAAGCAACAGAAGAAGTTGATGAGTCTGAAGAAGAATCAGTAGAAGAAGCAACCGAATCAGAAGAAGAAGCAGTCGAAGAGGCTGAAGAGTCTGACGAAGAGGCTGTGGAAGAGTCAGAAATGGAAGCAATCGATCAAAGTCAAGACTTTGAACAAGAACTTTCAGCAGACGAAGAAGAAATTGACGCAGAAGAAAACGGTTTTGCAGAAGAAGAAGGCGATGACGAAGAGCCTAAAGGTGAAGAAGACTTAGAAGACAAAGTTGACGACCTAGAAGCAGAACTTGAAGATCTACGTGCAGAATTTGAAAAATTAATGTCAGACGAAGACGGCGACGATGCAGAAGAAGTTGACATGGAACCTGAAATGGATATGGACGGTGAAATGGATATGGAAGATGAAATGGAATCCGTTGAATATGACATCGAAGAATCAATTGAAGACGAAGTTGTTGAAGAAGCAACTAAGTTAAGCGATTCAGTAGCAGAGCCTAAAGGCGGCGAAGCAGACAGTAATGAATCACCTTTTTCAAAAGCACCTAAGAAAACATCAGTAGCAGGCGCAGGTTCACCTGTAAAAGCAAAAGATGGTAGCGACGGTGTTAAAGGCGAATCAGCAAAAGATCACACACCTTCAGACAACATTAAAGTAGAGCCTAAAAAGGCTTAATTGTTAAAGGGGTAGCAATCAATGGCTATACGTAAACTTTATGAATATATGAGCCCGGACCATGCTGGTCTGAGACTTATTGAATCCGAAGATGGCAAAGACTTGTTTATGCAAGGTTTGTTTATTCAGGGTGAAACAAAGAATCAAAACGGTCGAGTATATCCTAAAGGTGAAATTGAAAAAGCCGTTGAGAGCGTTAGAAACAGATTAAGTAAAGGTGAAACTGTTTTGGGAGAATTAGATCACCCAGAAGAGCTTCAAATTAATCTTGATAGGGTAAGTCACATCATCACAGATATGCATTGTGATGGTAGTGATGGACTTGGTAAACTAAAAATTATAGATACACCAATGGGAAAAATTGCAGAAAGCCTGTTAAAGGCAGGTGCTAAATTGGGCGTAAGTAGTAGAGGCAGTGGTAATGTTAATGAATCTGGTAAAGTATCAGATTTTGATATAGTTACTGTTGATATTGTGGCCCAGCCCAGTGCGCCAGATGCATATCCAAAGACTATCTATGAAAGTTTATTTAACATGAAAGGCGGTGCAGTACTATATGATACAGCACAGGCCGTCACACACGATAATAGTGCAGAAAGACATCTAATGAAGCAAATCACTAGTTTCATTAGAGAATTAAACTTAAAGTAAGTAGGAGACTACTATGGCAGTGACATTTAACGAACTACTTGAAGGAACAGAGCTTTCGGAAGAAGTGCGCGGTTCTATTCAAGAAGCCTGGAATAGCAAACTGTCAGAAGCAAAAGAGCAACTAACTGCTGAACTTCGTGAAGAATTTGCCCAAAGATACGAGCATGACAAAAGTCTAATCGTTGAAGCAATGGACAATTTTATTACGACAAAAGTAACAGCAGAAGTTGAAGAACTTGCAGAAGATAGAAAAGCTCTTGCAGAGCAACAAGTTAAGTATCGCAAGGCTGTAAGTGAACATGCTAAACTACTTGACAAATTTGTAACTCAAAAAGTTGCAGAAGAAGTCAAAGAATTACGTGCTGACCGTGAAAGGGTTGCAGAACACGTTACTAAACTAGATGGTTTCGTAACTGAGCAACTCGCAGAAGAACTTTCAGAGTTCCACGAAGACAAAAAAGCATTAGTTGAGCAGAAGGTCAAAATGGTTAGAGAAGGCAAGAAGCAACTTGCTGAAGCCAAAAAAGACTTTATTAGTAAAGCCGCTGACAAAGTTGAAAACGTTGTCAACAAGGTTATTACTAACGAAGTTAAATCTTTCCGTAATGACATCACATCGGCCCGCGAAAATGACTTTGGTCGTAGAATCTTCGAAGCATTTGCAACAGAATATGGCGTGAGCTATTTGAATGAATCAAATGAAGTTAAGAAGGTTCAGAAGACATTAGCCGAAATGGAAACTAAGTTAAGAGAAGCAAGTGAGAAACTTGAAGAGAAATCAGAAAGTGAAAAACTTGTGGAATCTAAATTAAGAATAGCAGAAGACAAGTATGCTCGTAAAGAGAAACTTAGCGAACTGTTAGCACCATTAGGCAAAGAGAAGAAAGAGATTATGTCTGACCTACTCGAAAGTGTTAAGACAGAGAACTTAGAGAAGAAATTCGATCAGTATCTCCCATC